AGTAATGTTAGATTTGTGGGCGGCTGGCACTCTTGCTAAGATGGGATACAAGACAGCAATGAAAAAAGTTCCTAAGTCTGTAAAAGACATAACTCCTGAGATGAAAGAAAAGTTCTTAGCTACTGTACAGAATATGGACTTACCAGTAGAAAAAGTATTAGACAAGGGAGTGCTTGGGTTCTCACTTGCGCCTAAGAAATCTGAAATATTTCCTACGCCTGATGGTAGAAAATTAACTGGGAAACAAAAAGAAATCGAATCTCTAAGAAAAGAAGCAAATAATTTTAAAACAAAAGAAGATTTTATAGCTTCTAAAACAGACTCAGCTTATCCTGTTTCTCAACTCGGAGCTATTTGGGAAGGAGTACAAAGCATAAGCGAAGCAAAAAAATCAGAATTTAATGGAGAAATAGTAAGAACTATAAAAACAAAAGACGGGCAAAAGTTTGATGTTGATGCTTCAATTGCTCCGATGGTGTTAAACATTAATAATTCAGGATACACTACAGCTCAAAGCATGAGTGGTTTAAAAGCAGATTATGTAGATGCAATGGAAAGATATAGTCACAATGGTTATTTATCTTTTTGGCATTCAGACTTAAATAAAAAACAAAAATCAGACATCATTGAAGCTGCAAACTTTTCAGGTTTAAGTATTAAAGAAGATTCTCAAATATTTTTTCAACCTGCTATCACAATTCGTGTTGGGCTATATAAAAAAATTAATCCTAAAACTGGAGAACCGTCTTTAAATAGTAGAGAGTATTCATCTAAATTTTTATTAAACCAATCCGGAGACAAAGCGCTTGAAAAATGGGTTGGAAGAGGTGACGGAACAGATAAAAAATCTGACGCGCTTTGGGATGAAATTAATGATGCTACAGAAGGAACAGTTCCTAACTCTTACGAAGAATTAGCTGCAACTCTTAGAGTCATTGCAGATAAAGAGAATGTATCAGAACAAGAAATGTTCACAATGTTCATAAGAGAAAGGGGAATTGCTGAAAAAGAAATAAAAAAAGAATATGTTCCTATAACTGATGAAGAAATAACAAAGAAGTGGGCGGACTTTGAACAGTACTTATTAAAAGACTTGCCGGTTATAGACAAGTTTATGTCAGATATAAAGATTACACATTATGATGACGATTTTTTATCTATAAGCCCTAACAGCCGTCCAAGCGCCGTTAACGAAATAGTCTTAGAATCAATCAGTAAACCTGAAGACTTTTTAAAATATAGTGACATTAGTTCAAGACCTGTAATACAGTCTCACAGAACTGTTATGTATGATGATGAAGGAAGGGCGGGAAGACTATCCATGGTTCAAAACAAAGAATTTAATAGTAAAGGTGAGGTAGTAGATTCGCCTAATACTTACCATGTTTCTGATGTTTTAATAAACAATCCTTATTGGAATAAAAGAATAGGTAAGAGATTGTACCTAAAAGCTATTCAAACACTTCTTAAAAAAGGAAGTGTTAATTACTTACAGTCAGATGGTAGTGTAAGTAATATGGCGGCTAGAACTTGGGAAAGTTTAAAGTACACATCTCCAAGCGAGCTTATAAGGTTAGGCTTTCCTGATTTAGTTGGAACTTTTAGCGTATCAAGACCAGCATATATAGAAGCTGAATCACACGCAAGGGCTGGAAGCTACGATGTTTATGATAAATACAGTAACTCAATAATAAAAAATGACTACTCTGCTGACCAATATTATTTGGAATCTTACAAAAACATGAAGACAGGCAAACATAAAAATAATGTTTTAGATACAGACGCAGATGGGGGATATGTTTTAGAGAATATTCAACAACAGAGCGAGCATGCTTTGTTTGAAGCTGAGTTGTCTCCGAGTAGATATAGAGAAAATTTAGAAAGACTAAAGACTCAAAAAGAAAACGGAGAATATAAAAAACAATACGCTAAAGGCGGAACAGTTTCCCAGTATGATTTCAAACTAACAAATGGTCAATGGACTAGGCTCACATCTTGGTTTAAAACACAGTACACTCCAAAGCTAAAAAACAAACAAGCTTATCTTAGGAGTCTAAGCCCTGAAGAGTTAGAAAACATGTGGACAGCTATGTTGTTGTTAGACAGAGACATACCTGTCAATACTGTGGCTATTACAAACGATGGAACACCTCTTTGGTTTGAACCTAAACTAGCTAAAGAAGCAGTTCCTAGGTCTATGCCTGTACCCAAGCCGGATACTACAGACATCTCTCACATGAGTGATGAGGATGTACATAAAGCCGCAGAGATTGCAGAGCAATGGAAGAAAGCTTTAAAGGTAGCCCTCAAAAATGAACCAGTTATGGGAAGTGAGAAGTGGCTACAGAATGCCGCAGAAGATATCAAGGCTGGATTAAGAAGTGATAGCTTTGCTAAGAAGCAAGCTAAAAGAAAAGAAGAAGCTTTATTAAAGAAGAGCAACGAACAGGACTTATCAAAGACTGGCACTTCTACTACCAATAGTGTCAGTCAAACCAAAGAAGAAAAACCCGGTTGGAAAATGGCTAAAGATGGTAACTATTGGTCTATAGATACAGCACATAAGCACTGGCAAACACAGAAAGGTGTTGATGAAGCCAAAGAAATATTTGGAGACAAGCCGGGCTGGGTTAATAACGAAGCTTTCTATAAAAAGTATAGAAGACAGTATGCTGATGGTGGACTAGTAAGTCCTTTTGATGGACTAGAACAATCTATTATAGATGAGATAGAATCACTAGATGTTTTTAACTGGATAAAAAAGAAAGCCAAAAAGAAACTAGCTAAAGGTTTTGATACGTTAGGAGACAATCCTACTAGAGAACAAGTAGAAACTTTATGGACAGAAAATCAAAAGAGTTTGGGATTGTTAGCACCTGAGATACAAGATAGAATAACTAATACTTATGAAGATGCTTATGATAGTTATTTTAACTTAGACATTCCTACAGGAGATACTGAAAAGTTAGCAGGAGCAAGCGCTATTGCTGCTGGAGGTGGTGTCTTAGGAGACTGGTGGAACAAAGGAAAAAATGTTAGGATACCGGGAGAAGATAAAGCGTCTTGGAAAACTCTTGGTAAAGATTCTCTTAAACAGTTAACTAGAAGTGATGCGGCATTTAAGGCAGGGAAGACAGGACTAAGTACCTTGAGACCTCTTAAAGCTTTTACTCCTAGCATGTTAGCAACAGGACCAGAACCTTTAACAAGACAATTAGTAAATAGAAGCGCTAGTGCTATATCAAAAGCGTCTCCTTATCTTTCTTTGTTAAATCCGGGAACAGCACAAGCTCCTTCTCCAGAAGAAATGTATGGTGTAGAGTTTGGAACTCCTGAGTATTATAGTGCTGGTGTTAGCTTTAGTAATTCTCTTCTTAGTAATAAAAAAGATAGAAGAGAAGATAGAATTAATAGAACCAACAAGATGGAAGAACTTAGAGCTAAAAATGCTCAAGCAGTAGCACAAGCTAAAGCTAGGGATGAAGCGAAAGCTAAACAAGAAGCTCAAGAGAAACAAAAAGTACAGAAACAAAAAGAGAAAACTTACTCCAATGTTACTGTAGATAACAAAGGAAGTAAAGGATACACAGGACAAGGCTCTCAAAGTAGAGCTGGAAACAGGACTAATCCATATAACAATACCAAGGGCAGTGGAAACAAGCCAAGAACTACAGGTGGTAACAACCCACGCAAGAATTATTTAGGTAACAAACGAGTAACAGGCGGCAGGTGATTCTAGATAGCTGAGAGGTGTTTCTCGATGTCTTCTACCATCTCCCCTACTCTATTGTTAACTAAACGAATAAGTGCGCCATAAACGTGCTTGTTGGGATGATTCTTAAAAGCTGTTTCTAAATCCTCTAGGGGTAACCCCGACATCTCTGCGGTAAGTCTACCGCTTTTATCCAATAGAATTTTAAATCCCACAAGATTAGCTTGCTTTTTTTGTGAGGCTTTAGCCATTCTTAATCTCCTTAATATCTTTTTCATATGCATATCTAAGCAAATACATTTGTTTTAGATAAGGCTCATTCTTTATTTGATTCATAGCATCAAACTCTAAAGCAAGTATACCTCTGTTTACATTGAGCAACTTGTCTTCTAACTCTTTTAATTCTTTTACTTTATTTATCTTTTCTGTTGTCATGCCAGTATGCCCCAATCAAAAAAGTAAGTATAAATATAACTATTAAAGTTATTGCCGTACTCATTTCAAAAATTCCTCCATTAGTTTTCTCAAAGATACTAAGTGTAACTTAGAAGCATTGTTATCTCCTCCCATGACTACACGGGTGTCCATTGATTTGACTATCTCTTTTAGTTTCTTTGTGTTAAATACTAAACTACAAACAAGCTCACCATCCTTAACCAAATTCTGAACCCAAAGCTCAGACTCTGTAGCGGCTAACCCCGATGGCTTACCGTAGCTCTTTACTTCTATGCAGATGTTTCCTGTCTTTGCCCAAGTATCTCTTTCAGTTTTTATCTCACACTTCTTAGCACCGGAAAACATTTCATCTGTGTACTTTTCCCATGTCTGTCCAAACTCTAAATCAACATCAAACTTACGCATCTCTTTAATGTCTTTACTTTTATTTAGTGACAAGTTCTTCTCCTTTTATTTCGACAACAACGCAGTTGTTCTCATCAATACCACCAAACTCCGTGGTGATTTCAGTTACATAATCGTAATGGTCATCTTCTATAATACCTTCTTCAACAAGAGTATCCATTAAGAATTTGTGCATAGGAAAAGTATAGTTATCTAAATCTTTTTTCCTATTGTTATTAAAGTATAACGTATAACTAGGCTGTATGGTTTTATATTTAGGGAGAGTTTTTACAAACTCTCTTATGGTATCAGCATAGTCTTGTTTAACTTTATTCTTTGAAAAATGGTGTAGGTTTCTAAACACGTTAAGACTCAACAGGTTAGTTTTTTTCTTATCTCCTCTACCTTTTGTATAAGTAGGCAGAGGTAAGATACCTTTGCTCTTCATTTTATATTCTCCTCTCTGAGAATTTCTTCTATTTGTTTCTCGATGAACCATCTTGCTTTTCTTAGGTCATCCAATCTTCCTTCACCCGCTTTGTGTTTATGTGGGTATCTACAAAGATACTTTGTTGCGCTCGCAATTAAGTAACTCATCTTTTGGTCAAGTATAAAATCTATTACTTGAATGTTGCCTGTTTGATAATGTGATGGATTTACATTGTCAGGTTGGTCAGGCTTTCTGTTTTCATTCCATTGAACTTTTATGTTCTCACTCATTTATTCCAATCCTTCCTCCAAAACCTTGGAGATATTTGTTTACGTTTACTTTTCATTTTGTAGTAGAGCTTGGAAGTCTCATCCATGCGGACGAGACCCCAAGATTTTTTATTAGGCTTATCAGCCACCCCTTATTTTAGGTTATCGGTGATGTCCTTGTCAAGTAATTTCCAGACAATTCCAGCGGCAATCAATCCCGCAAGTCCAGCATTACCTAGAGTCCAAACTATATCAAGTATAGAACCGATTACGTTTCCAGTTAAGAAGGCAACCTTCGCACCGAAAATAATCTGTAATACAATTGATAAGCTGATTAACTTGATACCGACATCTATCGCACCATCGGCAGCATTTTTAATTTTCTCTAACATAACTTTCTCCTTTTTTAGTTTAACATTAACGGCTAGTCTATTACTCTACTTCTCTTTCTTCTTCGACTAAATCGACTAACTCACATACACTACCAGTACAGGCTAGTTGTTTTGTACCTACAGTTGAATCTGTAAGTTCATACTCACTAATCAAATCCCAGTCAACAGACTTTGGCATCTTCTTAGCCAGTTCATTATATTCTTTCTTAGTGCAATCCTCGTAAGGTGCTTGCTGATACGAGTGGTCAGAGTGTGGTAAGAAACTAACACCTGATACTTCATCGAAGTGTTTGTATACCCATGCTCCTACTTCCATCCACTCATGCTCTCTTACACTTATGGTTACACTAGGCTTATGTTCACAATAGTATCTCTGATATGTAAGCCATAACTCTAACTGCTCTATTGCAGTTCTATCATTCCTAAGTACTGCACCTTCAGGAGCTTTCATCGGGAATGTAAAAACTTTAACACTATTAGGTTTCATAACATCAGCTTCACAAGGTATGCCTTGGTCTTCCATTAGCTGTGCTATTGGGTCTTTAGCATCTGCTCTGACTCTTCTAAAGTAATAGTCATTGTGTCGAGTATGTATACCACTAGCACTATCAACTAATTGACTGACTGTACCACTAGGCTTGATGGCTGTGGTTGCAGTAGCCTGACTAATACCCAACAGTTCTGACCAATGCTCGTTAGTCTTAACTGATTCTTTTTTAAGGTCGGTTAAGAAATCCGGCAAGCTTCTCTTACCATAGTAACCTCTATCTGTATTACTACCATTCATAAAACTATTATCCATGATGCCAGTCAATGACACACCAAGCAATGCTTCCTCTTCTGTATTGTGTACCCACTTAGGGCGAAGACGCTTGATGTTTGTGAGTGATGCTTGGAATGTACCAAGGATACTCGCCAACCTAACCTTTCTCATGATGTCTTTCTGTGTGTCCTCTGCTCTGACTACAACCTCAGTCAGGTTACAGAACTGTCCATCTCTCAGTATAATTTCACTACAAGGATTACAACCAAAGTCATGGTCGCTATCTCTTCTACCAATAGAAGCTACTTGTTTAACGGCGGCTTCCCTGTTAAAGATACCGCGCTCACCTGATTTAGATTCGTATAAAGAAGTCCACTCTTTCATGAAGATACCGATGTCAGGCTTCTCTGTGTAGCATACACTATTGTTACTCAATGCCATCTCAGGGGTGTCGCTCCACCACTGCCCGCTCTTAGCGTTACGCATACGCTCATCTGTTAGATTTGATAGGGAGATAAGGGCTGACCTACGAACACCGCCTACAACCACAACCTCGGCAATCTTACACATCATTCTGTGACACTCATAACTGGTTAGTTTTCTACCACCCGCTTCTTTAAATATGTTAGTAGAGAAGTTAAACAAATCAAGTAGAGGTTCAGGACCACTGGCTCTACCACCAAATGTTTTAAGTCTAGAACCTTTCGTTCTTACTTTAGAGAAATCCCACTTAGGCATCTCACCATCATATAAATAAGTAATCAGTTTACGGAACGCAGATTGCCATCCCTCTTTGCTATCCTGTACTACAATAACATCTTCTACATCAACCATCTCTTCGGGTACTTCAGGTAGCTTGCTTATGTGTTGTCTCTCTACACTAAAGCCTACACCAGTACCATGCATTAAAACAAACAAGCACTCATCAAAAGCTTTAGGATGGTCAACGCTTAGATAAGCGCAGTTGTATCCGGCTATGTGGTTCTTTGCCAAGGCTGGACCAGCGGTCATCAGCGCTCTCATGCTTGGCATAACCTCTAGGTTAAGCACAGCTTCCTCTAAAACTTTACGAGTCTTAGGTACTAATTCTTGATTAGTATTTTCTTTCAAGTGTTCTTCCATGAAATCAAAATATCTAGCGACAGTTTCTTTCCATGTTTCTCTACGGTTCTTTTCGGGTAGCCAACGAGCATACCTACTAAGCGCTATAAAGTTTTGATAATCATTTGGTAATGTGTTCAATTTAAAAATCTCCAGTTAT